TAGACTACCATTTAGATTTGGGCAACTACCCGTTCCTCAAGACGGTACCAACCGTCGTTTGGATATGTTGGGGTTCTCAAAAAGAGACACTACTGAAGGTGGCAAACGCCTCTTTAGCAATGTTTATAATATTCGAATCAGTGCAGAACTGTTCTCTGATGAACTCAGAGCAGTTTATACTGTAACCGATGTCAATACATCACTAGGGTATCAAACTACCCTTAACGCAACTACTTGGCAAACAACCCCGTCTCACTAAGAAAACAACCTAAACGAAGGAGTAACCCCGAATGGCAACATATGCCCGTCCCGGAGTCTATATCCAAGAAGTAGCACTTCCACAACTTGTGGAGCCTGCAAATACTGCCAACGCTGTTGGTGCTTTTGCTGGTGCTCTTCCTCAAGGTTCTACAACTGCGCCAGTACTAGTTAGTACTTGGACAGATTTTGTTAGAGCTTTTGGTGGATTGAATGACTCATACCCAACTACTTGGGCTGCCTATAACTATTTTGCAAATGGTGGCAGAAATCTATACGTAAAGCGTGTTGTAGGATCTGGTTCTGCAACAGGCTCAGTAATCATTACTGATGGTACTGGAACTACTACCACCACCACAGCTACAGTAACTGCAGCATCTGCAGCTTCTGGAACTGTTACATATACAGCTACTAACACTTTTAGCGTTGGACAGACAGTAACTATTACTGGTCTTTCTACTTCAGCTTTTAACTTAGCAAGCGTAGTTATCGCTACACGTTCAGGATCACAGTTTACTGTTACAAGCGGCGCCACAGGTACCGCAGTAACTGGCGCTTCAGCTACAGCATCTGTTACCGTAGTTGTAGCTTCTGCACCCGCCTTTACTATTACTGCAGTTAATCCAGGAACATGGTCTTCTACATACTCTGCTAAAATTGTTGCGGCAGGAGTTTCTACTCGTTTTGGGTTAGAAATTTATCAAACAACAACTAATAGCGGTTCTTCTACAACTAGTTTAGTTGAGTCATATACTGATTTAAGTATGACTTCTACTGATAAAAACTTTGTACGTTCTGTAATTAACTCTAATAAGTCTTCTGTAATTACTATTGGTACTACAGGTTTTGACGCTACTAAGACCCCTGGAGTATTAACATCTCCTGTAGCACTTGCAGGTGGAGCAGATGGAGCTACACCAGTTCGTACAGACTACTCAACCGCTTGGTTAACATTTGATGCTGTATTAAATCCTTTAGTTATTTACGCATCTGATGCACCATATGCCGCAACTGGTACACTAACTGCACAAATTCACGGTGACGCAGTATCTTATGCTGCTACTCGTACCGATTGTTTTGCAGTTATTGATACACCATCTGGTTTAACAGTTTCTGCAGCTCAAGATCAAATTACTGCTACATACGCAATTTTTGCTGGAAGTACTACAGGAAATATTGCTGCATCTTATTACCCATGGTATAGCATTCCAGATCCACTTAAGAGTGTTGGTGTAACACGCCTTCAAGCTCCAGGTGCTGGTGTTACTGGACAATATATTGCAACTGATGCTTCCCGTGGTCCGGCTAAAACTCCAGCTGGTCTTCAAAATGTAATGGCGCTTGCTGTATCTACTGAAACATTGTTTACCAATGCAGAGCTTGATTCTATTAACACAAGCGTAGATCCTATCAACGCTATTCGCCAGGTTCCTGGTGCAGGTATTGTTATTATGGGTGGTCGTACACTAGACAATACTCCAAATAATCGTTATATCAACATTCGACGTTCCTTAATTTACATTGAGAAGTCTATGAATGATCTAACATCGTTTGCTCTTTTTGAGAACAATGATTCCAATCTATGGTCTCAAATTCGTACTACCCTAAACAGTTTCTTAAATGGTTACTGGCAATCAGGTGGATTACGTGGAACAAACCCAGGTCAAGCTTTCTATGTAAAGTGTGACTCTACTACTACTACCTTTACTGATATGCAATCTGGAAGAGTAAATATTGAAGTAGGTGTGGCCCTTGAATACCCAGCAGAGTTCGTTGTCATTAAGATCGGGCAACTAACCGGAAACGCATCAGCGTAAAGGAGATAAATAAAAATGCCAATTCAAAATAATACATTAAGTACTTTAATGACGGATCCAGTCCGTAATTTTAAGTTCTTAGTAACGTTTCTTCCAACAAGTGACTGGAAAGATACAGCAAAGCCTGCAAAAATGGGGTTTGTATCTCTATCCGGTCTTACCGTAACCACTGAACCTATTGCTTATCGTGAAGGTGGATACAATACTAACGTTCACCAGATCCCTGGACAATCAGCGTTCTCCCCAATTACTCTTTCTAAGGGAGTAATGCTAGGACAAAACTCAAACCCTAAATGGATGAAACGTCTGTTCTCAGTTATGACACCTTCTGTAACAAGTGGTGTTGGCGCAGGATTTCGTTGCAACCTTGATATTCAAGTTTTGAGCCATCCAAATCCACAAGGAAGTACTGGTGGAGCTTCTGGTCAGGCGGAGACTCCTGAAGATCAGCACACCTCACTTCGTTTCAAAGTTTATAATGCTTGGATTTCATCACTAGCCTACAGCAACTTAGACGCAGGAGCTAACACTTTAATGGTGGAAGAAATGTCTCTAGTTCATGAAGGTTGGGATGTATCTTACGCAACCGACTATACTTTAGCTAATACTGCTAAGGAAATTGTTTAATTAATTAAAAGAAATGGGTAAATAAAATGACTACTGATACGATTATAAATGCGGCAAACAACCCTGCTTTAGCAAATGAAATAGCTGCTAAAGCTATGAAGTCATCTGATCCGGTGGTGGCTGGTAGTGCACCTAAAGTAACTACTACGCCACCGCCTGATACAGATGTAGAACTTTTAGGTGGATTAATTGATCCAATTTTTGGATTGATTTCCACAGCAGAAATTAGAGAATTGAACGGAACAGATGAAGAGTTAATTTCTAAGATTAATGATCCAGGCAAAGCTCTTCTAACAATTCTTGAAAGAGCAACAGTAAAGATTGGCGATGAACCCGCTGACAAAGAGACACTAGATGCTCTCTATGCAGGTGATCGTGAACTCTTACTACTGGCTATTAGAAAAGCAACTTTTGGGTCTGACATTAAACTTGGACCTGGAGAATGCCCTAGCTGTGGAGTAGAACAAACTTTTGAAATTGATTTAAATAAAGACGTACCCCTTAAAAAACTTAACGGGGAACCTGTTTTTTCTGTAAAGTGTAAGGTTGGTAACGTAGTAGTATCGCTTCCTACGGGAAGTACTCAAAAAGCTATTGTTACTGCTACCAACAAAACTTCAGCTGAATTGGATTCAATTCTTCTGAAAAACTGTATTGAGTCTATTAACGATAACTCAGTTATTACCTTAGATGAGGTTAGAAAACTGAGTCTTAAAGATCGTAGAGACATACTACAAGAAATTACAACCCGCAACCCAGGCCCACAACTTAGCGCAATTAAAATCCCATGTCAGTCTTGCGGCACGGAGGTACCGCTCCCGCTAACTTTAGCGGAGTTGTTTCTCTAGCGAGATTGATTATGAACTACTCATGGATATGCAGGACTTACTAGTCCAAACTTATCCGGGGTGGACATTAAATGAGGTGCGTAATCTCAGCATGAGAGAACGTATAAATTGGTTAGATAGAGCTTCGGCTAGAATAAGGCGGTGATGTAAATGGCAAGTGCATTCGGAAATATGGAGAGTCCTTCCGACGCTGAGTCAAGCACTTTTGCATCTATGGGGAATGACGTTACCTTTGAAGGCATGCCTAAAGAGTTTATTAACTATCTTAAAGAGGCTGCAAAACTTGTAGACGACATGGTTGAAAATTGGTCTAAGGCCATTAAAGAGACCGAAGCTGCTACAGGAAAAGCTGCAGCAGGTAGTGCAGGATCTGGACGTTTAGGTCTTGGTTCCTTTACCCGTGCTGAAAAAGTTGGAATGGGTATTGGTTTAGCCGCATTTGGTGCAAGCACATATATGGGTGTGGCACCTAATACTATGGCTGCAGTTACACAGCGCATGGGTTCAGATACTTATGCAGGCCTTAGTGGTATGTCTTCACGCCAAGCAATTAGAAAAGCTAACAGTCAAGTAGGCGGTGGAGCAACAAGCGCTATGGGTCCAACCATGGCTGCAATGAACTTAATGTATCAAGGTGGTTACACCGCTAGTTCTAAGAGTTCTCAAAGTATCATGAGTCAAATTGCCGGCATGAGTGCCATGTCTGGTATGAGTAATGAGATGGCTGCTTCAAGCATGGCCAGAATGAACGGCATGAGTTTTCTTCGTGCTGGTGTTCAAATTCGTGATAGCAATGGTAATCTAAAACCGCCCAATACAATTATTAATGATGTATATCGTTTCTTATATCAGGGTCAAAAAATTACAAAAGAGCAGGCTGCACTTGTATTAAACCCTGGAAGTAAAGGCTACGCCACTCTCCAAACTATTACTGGTGGCGACCCTCAGTTAATGCAAATGATCCAATCGGGTATTCTTGCACGTGCTAGCGCAGGTAGTGATAAAAAATTTAGTGCTGCAATGGGCAGTAAAGA